ACGCACTGACATGAACAACTACGCCGATGACTTGGCTGGGGGTTCATGCCGTACTTTTGAAGAGTACCAAAAACTTTGTGGGGTTATTCAGGGTCTAGCCCTCGCAGAGCGTTATCTAATTGACCTTGCACAGAAAGTTGAAGAATCTAATGAGTGATCTTGATCTCTCCCCCGGTGCTTTTGCACTGCCTGAACCCATCCAATCTTTGGATGCACCCGAGCCTGAAGCTTCAGACGAAATGAAAGCCACGCAACTTCCCACCCCAACAGGTTGGAAGATTCTTTGCGCTGTGCCAGATGTCGACGAGAAGATTGCAGGATCAAATCTGTATAAACCAATTGAGTTTATGCGCCAAGAAGAAACAGCAACCACTGTGTTGTTTGTTTTGAAAGTAGGCCCTGATGCGTACAACGACACCGCCAAGTTTCCTAACGGGGCATGGTGTAAAGAGGGCGACTTTGTGTTAGTACGTACTTACTCCGGTACAAGATTTAAGATCTTTGGCAAGGAGTTTCGTCTCATCAACGATGACCAAGTTGATGCTGTTGTGCAAGACCCTCGCGGCCTGACCCGCGCTTGAAAGGAAGAATATGGCTGAACCGTACAAGTTCCCCGACGAAGTCGAAGACAAGAAGACCAACGAGGTTGAGTTTGAGATTGAAGGGGCTGATGAAGTAGAGATTGAAATTGAAGACGACATGCCTGAGCGCGACAGGGGCCGCAAGCCCCTAGACCGTGAAGTGCTTGACCCAACCGATGAAGAAATCGAGTCCTATTCTGACAAAGTCAAAGGACGCATTAAAGAGTTGACCCACGCCCGTCACGACGAGCGCCGTGTCAAAGAAGCCACGATGCGTGAGAAGCAAGAGCTTGAGCGTCTTGCACAGCAGTTGATTGAGGAGAACAAACGCCTCAAACAAAACGTCTACACAGGACAAGAAGCCATCATTGAGGGCGCTAAGTCAAAAGCCGACACTGAGTTGGCTATGGCAAGGCGTAAACTCAAGGAAGCCCAAGAGTCCTATGACACGGATGCCATCATTGAAGCCCAAGAAGCTGTGATGGACGCAAAGATTCGTGCAGAACAAGTAAAAAATTATCGCCCAACCCCTTTACAGGAAGATAATTTTGAGGTACAAACGCAACAAGCCCAACCTTCAAGGGCTGAACCGGACGAAAAAACTCTGCGCTGGCAGGCAAAAAACCAGTGGTTCGGACAGCAAGGGTTTGAGGAATACACCAGCTACGCACTAGGGCTGCATCAAAAGCTAGTCACAAACGGAGTGGATCCCCGCTCTGCTGAATATTTCGATCAAATTGATGGTCGCATGAGGTCAACGTTTCCTGATTTATTCGGGCAGACAAATGACAAGCCAAGGTCTGGTGAGGTTCAAAAACGACCTACGACAGTGGTTGCCTCTGTATCTCGTTCTACGAGCGCAGGAAAAATTAAGCTAACTCAAACGCAAGTAGCGTTAGCGAAAAAATTTGGTTTAACCCCGCAGCAATATGCTGCACAAGTAGCAAAGTTGGAGAACTAAGATGGCTGAAACAATTGACCGCTCAAATCGTGACAATAAGTCACGCGATAAATCTGCTCGTTCGGTATACGTACCCCCGAGCAACCTGCCCGATCCGACACCTGATCCAGATTACACGTTTCGCTGGGTAGCGACTCATGTGCTAGGTCAGCCATTAGCCAACAACGTGTCCTTACAGATGCGCGATGGTTATGAGCCGGTGAAAGCAGTGGATCATCCGGAATTGGCTTTGTTTGGCAACAACGCAAACGGCAATGTGGAAATTGGTGGGCTGATGCTTTGCAAGGCTCCCAAGGAACGCGTTGAAGCTCGCGCTGAGTATTACAACAAGCAAGCTCAAAACCAGATGGATTCAGTTGATAATCATTTCATGCGAAATAACGACCCTCGGATGCCCTTGTTTGCTGACCGCAAGTCAACAACAAGTCGCGGAACAGGATTTGGTTCTGGTTCTAAATAATTTATAGGAGTCTTTTATGGCTTATCCGGTTGTTGACGCCCCTTACGGGCTAAAGCCAATCAATTTGATTGGCGGACAGGTATTCGCTGGTTCTACCCGCGATTACTCGATCCAGTACGGTTTTGCATCAAACATCTTTTACGGTGATTTGGTCAATATTGTTCGTGGTTCTATTGTTAAAAACACTGACACTACTGACTCTACTGGCAACGGTTTGGTTGGTGTGTTCTTGGGTTGTGAGTATGTAAACCCTACAACTAAGCAAACGCAATTTGCTCAGTTTTGGCCCGCTGGTACTACTGCTACTGGAAGGGCTATCGTTTGTGATGATCCTGACACAGTGTTTAAAGTGGTGATGTGTTCCGCTACAACAGTAATTGCTTCCGCTTCTACTGCTATGTTGGGCCAAAACTTTGGTTTGATTCAAAATGCAGGTAACGTCAACACAGGTAATTCTGCTGTTGCTGCTCTGTATAGCGCATCTACCACAGGTGTTGACTTAGCTTTGCGTGCAGTTGGTTTGGTTGAGGAAACCGCCATTCAAACTAGCGCAACTGGTTCGTCTTCTTCTACCACCATTACCTTGACCGGTTCTGGTTTACCTAACGCTTTGGTGGTAGGTACAGAAGTTGGCTATCTTGCTGCTAATGGTCAGTACATTCAGTCTGGTTCGTTTGTGTCTGTGGCTGCGGCTGCTGGTGCAACAACAGTGACCATCAATTCTGCGATTGCAGTTCCCGGCAGTGTTACGGCTATTCCAGCCGCTTCCACTATTGTTTTCACCCAGTATCCAGAAATGCTTGTCAAACTTAACTTTGGCACCCATTCCTACTACACTGGCACAGCGGTCTAAGGAGTTAAATCATGGCTATTTCACGCGCACAACTACTTAAAGAACTGCTCCCCGGCTTGAACGCTTTGTTCGGCTTGCAGTATGCCACCTACGGCGAAGAGCACAAAGAAATCTACGAAACAGAGAAATCTGAGCGTAGCTTCGAAGAAGAGACAAAACTGTCTGGCTTCTCTGCTGCTCCAGTCAAGAACGAAGGTTCAGCCATTGCTTATGACAATGCGCAAGAAGCGTTCACGGCTCGCTATAACCACGAAACCATCGCCTTGGGTTTCTCAATCACTGAAGAAGCGGTTGAAGATAACTTGTACGACAGCTTGTCTGCTCGCTACACCAAAGGCTTGGCTCGTGCTATGGCTTACACCAAGCAAGTTAAAGCTGCATCCGTTTTGAACAACGGTTTCAGCAATGCTTACGCTGGTGGTGATGGTGTTGCTCTGTTCTCTACAGCGCACCCATTGGTGTCTGGTGGTACTAACAGCAACCGTCCTTCAACCAACTCTGACTTGAATGAAACATCGTTGGAAAACGCTGTGATTCAGATCGCTGCTTGGACTGATGAGCGTGGTCTGTTGATTGCCGCTAAACCTAGAAAATTGGTTGTGCCTCCAGCACTTCAGTTCGTTGCTACTCGTTTGCTCGAGACTAACCTCCGTGTTGGTACCGCTGACAACGACATCAACGCGTTGAAGAACAACGGTTCAATCCCTGAAGGTTACACAATTAACCACTACCTGACAGACACCAATGCTTGGTTCTTGTGCACAGACGTTCCTAACGGCCTGAAGCACTTTGAGCGTATGGCCTTGACTACGTCAATGGACGGTGACTTTGATACAGGTAACGTTCGTTACAAAGGCCGCGAGCGTTACAGCTTTGGCTTCTCTGATCCACTGGGTGTCTTTGGTTCACCCGGTTCGACCTGATAAAACAGCCCCACAAGGGTAAGTTTGAGGCCACCTTCGGGTGGCCTTTTTGTTGTCATAAAGTTAAACTACAGTCAGATTGCAGCCGCTGTGGTTGCACAAACATAGGGGCATATCATGAAATTTGAAATGGAATTTGGTTACTTTGGTAACAACAAGCTGTCTATTGAAACTAACGACTTTGACATGATTCAGATTTTTCAGGAATTTGTGCAATTTCAGGAAAACTACGGCTGGGCTGTTGAGTACGTAGCGGCACCTGACGATGATGAGTTTGATGACGAAGACGAAGACGACACAGAAGAAGAGTTGGATGGCGCTGTGGCTGACGCTGCCGCAGAAGCTGCTGAC